ATTGACCAATTGGCCTCAGGCCATTCGTCAGAAGCAAAAGAAACATTATCAGACTTATTGTCTGCTCGTGCATTTGAAGCATTAGATGCTCGTAAACAAGAACTAGGTGCCACACTATTTGGTGGGCAAGTTGCAGCTGCACAAGAACAGGCAGAAGCGGAAGTTGAATGAAATCATTTAAAGATTTTAAAGTCGAATTGGTAGAAGAAGAAAAGTCAGACTATTCTAAGTTTGATGTTTTGGTTCGTGCAGGTCTGGCGAACAAGGCACAGATGCAGAGAATTCATCGCATTTTGGATAAAATGCAAGAAGAAAGACCAAACTTTAACAATGCCGATAAACAGATTATTCAAAATCTTTTTAACAAGATGGTTGATTTGGTTAGCAACAATAAACAAATCTTTCAACAAACTCGCCGTGCGGTAAAAGAAGATTTGGAAGAAGGTATTGTTGATACTTCAGATTACAAAGTTGATGCTGCTGGTAGAAAGTATAAAGCACACAGAACTAAAGTAGGCGATACTGCACCAAGAGTTGGTGATGATCCTGATGCTATTAAAGAAGAAGCAATTCAACTAGACGAAAGTAAAGAACCTCCATTTGTATTGGTTTTAAAGCGTAAAGCTATTCGTTTGTATCCTGATGGCACAAAAATTGCTTTGTATTATAATGATAGATTAAAAAGAATCTTTACTGTTCCTTATGATACATTGGATAACATTTCTATTCAGGCACAAGAAGAAGTTGAACAGGTAGAAGAAGCAGTTGATGCTATTGGTCAATTGCAAAAAATTAAAGATACACACCAACATGGTACAGTAAATCACAAAGATGGTTCTGCCAGTAAAGTCGATGCTCAAACTGCTCATGCCGTATTGACGGTACACAAGAGTTTGAATGATGTAAACAAAAAGAAGTTTGCTGATATGGTGGCAAGGTCATCACATCATATGCAGAAAGCAGCTGAGTTCTCTTGGAAACAAATGAAGTGAGCTTAGTAGATTTAATTGTAAATGGTCGTTTGGCAGAAGCCAAAGAAGTAGTATTTGCTATGCTTGATGAGATGTCAAGTGAGCGATTACAAGAAGAAAAGATTGTGGTAGGGCAGGATACATATACATTGGTAGAAGAAGTTTTAGATGAAGCTTCAACGAATGTAATTAAGATGGGTCGAATTAAAAAGATTCGCCGCCGTATTCGCCGTAATGCACAAGGCAGAATTGTTGTTCAAAAGAATGTTCGCAAATCTGCAATTAAAGGATATAGAGTTTCAGGTAGTTCTGTTAAAAGAATACCTGCAATTCAAAGGATTCAAAAAGCTAGAAAATTAAAAAGGTATTGGCAGACTAAGGGTAAAGCTAAATTGCGTAGAACACTACTCAAACGAAAAATGTCCATTAGACGCCGAACATCCATGGGAATAAAATAAAATGCCAATAGAAATTACAAACTCACTAAGATCCGCTTCAATCATCCGTGTTGAAGGTGTTGGTACGTATTATGCCAACCTGATATCTTTAGCTGCTGATAGCAATGAAGTTGTTAGTGCTGCTAATATCAAAAGAATTAATTGGTCAACAAACGGAAATATCCAGATTATTCGTAATGGCAATAATGTTGCAACACTACACAATGCAGGTGAAATCAGATGTGATGAATGGGGTTATTCAATCGCCAATAATAACACATCTAATGTGGTTATTACTGTTGTAACTGGTGGTACAGTTTTCTTAGAAGTTTCTAAGCAAGCTACCTACACAACACCATTAACAGGAATGTAACATGAAACTTATTAGAGAAAGTATTGAAGAAGTCAAGTATATTACTGAGGCTTCTGAAAATGGTAAAAAGAACTTGTATATTACAGGTCCTTTTTTAGTTTATGACAAACCTAATAAAAATAACCGAGTTTATTCTAAAGACACTTTGTCTAAAGAAGTTAGCCGTTATAATGAGGAATTTGTCAAAACAAATCGTGCTTTAGGTGAATTGGGTCATCCTGATACACCATCACTTAACTTAGAAAGGGTATCTCACAAGATTATCTCTTTAGAAGATAATGGTGAAGCATTTATTGGCAAAGCAATGATTTTGGAAACACCATATGGCAATATCGTTAAAAACTTTATTGACTCTGGTGTTAACCTTGGAGTATCTTCCAGAGGCATGGGTTCTCTCACGCAAACTAAAGAAGGTTATAACTTGGTACAAGATGATTTTCGTTTAGCAACCGCAGCTGATATTGTGGCAGATCCGTCTGCACCAGGCGCTTTTGTTAATGGCATCATGGAAAACAAAGAATGGTTATTCGTTGATGGACGCTTTGTAGAAGCAGATATTGATTCAGCGAAGAAACAGATTAGACAAGCATCACGCAAAGACTTGGAACGAGTTGCTCTCAACTTGTTTGAAAACTTTATCCGAAAACTTTAATTTTATAAATAAGAAATCATAAGGAGATTCCTAATGGCATCAAATAAACTATTCGAGGCAGCAGCAGACATTCTTGCATCAAGTAAGAGTTCCGCACCAGCTATGCCTCCGCAAAAACTCGAAGGCCAGGTAGTTGACCTAGGTGGTCCAACTCCTACCAACGATAAACCAACAGACGATTCAGCTAAGGTTGACGCTACTAAAGGTGCTAAGACAGCAACTGCACCAACTGCTAAGCCATCTGATGCTTCTCCTGACAAGCAAGAAATGCTTGGCGGTGGTCAAAAGACTATGAAAGAAGATATCGAAGCATTGTTTGCTGACGATGATACTATTTCTGAAGAATTCAAATCCAAAGTATCTACGATTTTTGAAGCTCGTGTTCAAGACCGTATTACTCAATTGGAAGAAGAAACAGAAGCACGCTATGCTGGTATGCTTGAAGAAGCAGTAGAAAGCATTAAGCAAGACCTAACAGAGAAAGTAGATGACTACCTCTCATACATTGTTGAACAATGGATGGAAGAAAACCAAATCGCTATTGAATCTGGTCTCCGTGCTGAAATGACCGAAGATTTTATTGCCGGTCTCCGTAACCTATTCGCAGAGAACTATATTGATGTTCCTGCCGAGAAAGTCGACCTCGTTGAAGAGCTTGCTGCTAAAGTTGAAGAACTTGAAGGCAAACTCAATGAAGAAATCGACCGTGGTGTATCATATGCTAAGGCATTGGTAGAGTCACGCAAATCCGAACTTACTCGTGAAGTATGTGAAGGTTTAACAGATACACAAGTTGAAAAAATCAAATCACTCGCAGAGAGTGTTGAATTCTCCACAGAGGACGAATACAAAGAGAAACTTGAAACTATCCGTGAAAACTATTTCCCGTCTGGCATTGTCAAGGCGAGAGAGTCACAACTCCAAGAAGAAGTAACTGATGGCTCAGAAAAGCAAGTTGTTTCTAACGACCCGCTAGTTGCCGCAGTTGCAAACGCAATTTCTAAAACAAAACTCTAATCCTTTAGGAGATAACTAAATGTATTTGTCCGAACAACTACAAACTAAATGGGCTGGCGTTCTGGATCATCCAGATATGCCTGCTATCAAAGACCCATACCGTAAAGCCGTAACTGCTGTTGTGCTTGAGAACCAAGCCGTTGAAATGGCAAAATCAGCTGGTATGTTGACAGAAACTGGTTCACCTACAAACTTTGCTGGTACAGGCGGTTTCGGTGGTTCAGCTGCTGCAGGTGGTCCTGTTGCCGGTTTCGACCCAATCTTGATTTCTTTGGTTCGCCGTTCTTTGCCTAATCTAATCGCTTATGACATCTGCGGCGTTCAGCCAATGACCGGTCCTACTGGTTTGATTTTTGCAATGCGTACCAAATATGCATCACAAGGTGGTACAGAAGCTTTCTACAACGAAGCAAACACAGGTTTCGCTGGTGCAAACGGTGGCGGTGCTCAAGTAGCATTGACAACTGGTACAGCTCCAACAGAAACATTCACATCTAACGCTGCTGCAATTGCTGCGATGACAACTGGTTCTGCTGAAGCTTTGGGTGATGGTGCCGCTGGTAACACATTCCAAGAAATGGCATTCTCAATCGAGAAAGTAACTGTAACTGCAAAGACTCGTGCTTTGAAGGCAGAATACTCTATCGAATTGGCACAAGACTTGAAAGCTGTTCATGGTCTTGACGCTGAAACAGAATTAGCAAACATTCTCTCTACTGAGATTCTTGCTGAAATCAACCGTGAAGTTATCCGCACAATCTACGGTACTGCTAAGTTGGGTGCTCAAGTTGGTACAACAACTCGTGGTAAGTTTGACCTTGACACCGACTCTAACGGTCGTTGGATGGTTGAGAAGATTAAAGGTTTGGCATTCCAAATCGAACGTGAAGCCAATACTATTGCTAAGACAACACGTCGTGGCAAAGGTAACATCCTCATCGTTTCTTCTGATGTAGCTTCTGCATTTGCAATGGCTGGTTTGCTTGACTACAACTCTGCGTTGAATAGCCAAGTTAACTTGACAGTTGACGATACAGGTAACACATTCGCTGGTACAATGTTTGGTCGCATCAAGGTTTATATTGACCCATATGCACAAACTTCTGCTACTAACGAGTTCGCAGTTGTTGGTTTCAAAGGTTCTAATGCCTATGACGCTGGTCTGTTCTATTGCCCATACGTTCCGTTGCAAATGGTTCGTGCAGTTGATACAGGTACTTTCCAACCTAAGATTGGTTTCAAGACCCGTTACGGTCTAGTTGCTAACCCATTCGCAGAAGGTACAAGTCAAGGTTTAGGTGCTTTGACTGTTCAATCAAACAACTACTATCGTTCATTCGTAGTTGCGAACATTATGTAATTAAAAACTCCGTTAAGAGAGTTCTTAGAGAGACCACTTCGGTGGTCTCTTTTTTTTGGCTATATAAATACAGATATGACAGCAATCAATTCAAAACCAGCTAATCCAAACTTCTTACATCCGAATAAGTTCCAATTGAGCTTTAGTCGGTTGCCTGATATGCAATACTTCTGCCAAGCAGTAAGTGTGCCAGGCATTTCAATGTCTGAAGTTCCACAAACCACACCATTCGTAGATTTGTATAAGCCAGGCGAAAAGGCCATTTACGATTTATTGAATGTGACCTTTATGATTGATGAAGAATTAAAGGCATGGTTAGGCATACACGATTGGATTCGTGGCATGACTTTCCCAACCGACTTCAAAGAATATCAAAATCTAGGACTGTTAAGTAAAACTTCTGGTATTCGCCAATCTGTTGGATTGCCACCTCAATATTCGGATGCAATGATTACCATTCTTTCATCGGCAAATAATCCAATTTACCAATTTAAGTTCTACGATGTTTTCCCAACAACACTATCGACCTTTGTGATGTCAGCATCTGATACACCAGATACGATTATGACTGCCGATGCCACATTCAGATATGCCTATTATGATGTTGACAAACTAAATTAATTCTGTTATACTCCATCTAGGAGGATTTGTAATGAGTAAACTTGATGAATTATTAGAAATGTGGGCAAAAGATTCTGTCATTGATAGAACTGAGCCAGGTAAAGAACTTACCAACATTCCACAACTACACAGTAAATATTTGAATATACTTTCAAGGCATCGCCTATTGGCAAAAGAAGCCGAGTTTAAGTATAACAGAATGAAAAAAGTAAAGTGGGAATACTATACAGGTAAAATGGATGATGAATCTCTTAAACATTATGGATGGGAACCATTTCCATTTGTATTGAAATCCGAGATTACTACATACTTTGATAGTGATGAAGATTTGAATCGTTTAGTGGCAAGTAAAATGCTACACGATGAAATCGTAGATGTGTGCCAAAGTATTCTTAAAGAATTAAACTCACGCACATT